CATCTGTTACCATTATTAGTAGCGGATCACAATATCAAACAACACCTTCTGTTACTATTAGTGCTCCCGATGTCGGAGTAAACACTGCAACTGCAACTGCCAATATGGCACCCATTTACTATACAATAAATAGTTCAACACCAATAGTATCTGGAATAACTACATTAACTCTTGAAGAAAACTTAATCAATTCAGTTGGTGTAGGAACATCAGTTCATTTCTTCCAACAAAGCAAGATTGTTGCTAGTTCGCATACTTTTGAATATATCGGTTCTGGAAACACGATTACGGAAGCAACTCCAAAGCGTGGTGGTGTTACTATTCAGGCAAATGAAGTTACCCAGACAAACGGAGGTAATGTTGTTTACACCAGCACTGATCAATCTGGTAACTTCAGAATAGGTGATGACTTACAAATTAATCATAACACTGGTACAATTAGTGGTAGAGCATTCTCTAGAAGTTTATTTACAGAAATGACACCGTTTATTTTAGCATTGAGTTAAGATGGCACAATTAGCACTTAATAGATTCCAAACAGTAACACTTGAACTTACAGACTCAGAGCAGACAATGTACACTGCTCCGACTGGTTATACTGCCATCCTTTTGTATGCTCATGTAGCAAATGTTGGTTCGTCTGATGCAACAGTTACAATGAAACATGCGAGATCTGGAACAGACACTGAGATTATCAAAGAAGCTAACGTTCCTATTAATGATGCATTTGTTCCACTAAGTGGAAAATTAGTTTTAGAAACAAGTGATGCGGTAAAGGTTACTGCAAGTGCAAACTCAACCCTTAAGTGTATCCTTAGTATCTTGGAGACAGCGACGTAATGCCATATATCGTAGGTTCATTAACAAAAACTAATTTAAATATGACTGGTGGTGTTGTTCAGTCGGGAGTGACTACAACTACCACTACAGATGAGACTGCGATTATTTCTTTATCAGCACCAAAATATCAATCTGTTGAATTTAAGATACAAGTAACTGAATCTAGTTCTTATAATTCAACAATCGTAAGAGCAATGCATGATGGAACATCTGCATATGTCACTGAATATGGAACATTACAAGTTCCCTCAGGAATTGCAACATTTTCTGCAGATGTAAATGCTGGACAGTTGAGACTTTTAGCATATCCTACAACTTCTGGTTTGACAACTTTTAGCGTGATTTACACTGCATTAAATTCATAAATATATTGAGACTACTAGTTTCTTATGAAAAAGTGTCCTGCCGGACAGTATTACTGTTTTACGGATAAAAAATGTAAGAAGATTCCCATGGGATACCATGTGGGTGGAAGAGGTATGCTTGAAAAGGACACCGAATCTGAAACCAAGAAAAATGGTAACGGAAATGGAAACGGCAATGGAAATGGTAATGGTGGCAATGGCGGCAGTGGCAACGGTAATGGTGGTAATGGCGGGGGTATGGGAGAAGAAGTAGTCTACGAGGGTGGAAACCTTCGTCAATGGTTCAAGGGTTCTCGCTCTAAAGGCGGTAAACCCGGATGGGTTCAAGTCGTATCAGGAAAACCCTGTGCTAGACAACCCGGACAAAAAACCACACCTAAGTGTGTATCATCGGCAAAAAGAGCTTCAATGTCAGACGCTGAAAGAAAGTCTGCACAAAGAAGAAAAAGAGCAGCAGATCCAGGACAACCACAAAAAACTGGAGCTGCAAAACCAACCTATGTTAAAACTGATAGTCCTAGAAAGATGAAGAAAGAGGAAATCGAACTGATTCAAGAAAAGGACAAAAAAGGTAAGGGCAGCGGAACTAAAGATGCCTGTTACCATAAAGTAAAATCTCGTTACAGTGTTTGGCCTAGTGCATATGCGTCAGGAGCACTAGTCAAATGTCGTAAGGTAGGCGCTGCAAACTGGGGTAACAAGTCTGAAGGACTTTCCTGGGATCAACTAACAGAGAAGTGCTGGCCTGGATACGAGAAAAAAGGAATGAAGACTATGTTTGGAAAAAGATATCCAAACTGTGTCAAAAAGAAAGCAACCAGAAAAGAGTCGGTTGAAGAAGCAGTAAGACTTCCCGCTAAAACTGGTAACATCATTGATGTGCATTTTGTCTTCAGAGGCAGAAGTTTTATGATTAAGATGTTCTTCCCTAGAGTTGGCATCCCTAGTAGATCTGATGTTAGCGATCAAATCAACAAAGTTTATCCTGGCGCAAAACTAACGTTTTTCAGAGTCTCAGACTATGAACCAGGACAACCACTTTTCAAAGTCACTGAAGAAAGAACAGGAGAAATCGCAACAATTGATGAAGTTGCTTCAACTGACGCAACAACATCAGGAGAAATCCTTGAGGATGCCGAAGGGACATTAGATGAATACTATGGAATGCCTGGTGGTATGGGCAGTTCAGCAAGTAAGAGATTGCGTGCAGATTATGATGATGAAGAGTATCTAAAAAGAAAAGACAAAAAAGACAGACTGTTAGCCGCTGTTAGAAGAGGGAGAAAGAAAAAAGTATCTGAGGCAACAATGGAGAAACCTCTTTCCGCTCAGGAGATTGCTCTACAAAAGAAAAAGATGCAAATTGATATGCAGATTCTCAAAAAGAGAAAGCAGTCAATGGGTGATATGAGAGATGATCAAAAAGAAGAAACAATCCTTGAAAAATCTCCTGCTTGGACAAGAAAGGCAGGTAAGAACAAAGAGGGTGGACTTAATGAAAAAGGACGTAAGTCTTACGAAAGAGAAAATCCAGGATCTGATCTAAAAGCACCTTCTAAGAAAGTCGGTAACAAAAGAAGAGCATCATTCTGTGCAAGAATGAAAGGAATGAAGAAGAAACTTACTTCTGCCAAAACTGCTAATGATCCCGATAGCAGAATCAATAAATCATTAAGAGCCTGGAACTGTTGATAACTTATGTCTGATAATGTATATCTTGGCAATCCTAATCTAAAAAAAGCAAATACCCCGATTGAATTTACTGAAGAGCAAATCATTGAATTTGTTCAGTGTCAGCGGGATCCGGTTTATTTTGCCAATAAGTATGTAAAGATTGTTAGTTTGGATGAGGGACTTGTTCCATTCAAACCATATCGATTTCAGGAAAAGTTAATTACTAACTTCCATGAAAATAGATTTAACATCTGCAAAATGCCGCGCCAGACTGGAAAGTCTACTACGGTGGTTTCTTATCTTTTGCATTACGCGGTTTTCAATGACAGCGTTAATATTGGCATACTCGCTAACAAAGCAGCAACAGCTAGGGAACTTTTAGGTAGGTTACAGACTGCATACGAGAACTTGCCTAAGTGGATGCAGCAGGGTATTATTGCATGGAATAAGGGTTCACTGGAGTTAGAGAATGGCAGTAAGATATTGGCAGCTTCTACGTCTGCGAGTGCTGTCCGAGGTATGTCATTTAACATCCTCTTTCTCGACGAATTCGCGTTCGTCCCAAATCACATTGCTGACTCGTTCTTTGCATCTGTTTATCCTACTATTACTTCTGGTAAAAGCACCAAAGTAATTATTGTATCTACCCCACACGGTATGAATCATTTCTACCGAATGTGGCATGATGCAGAGACAAACAAAAATGAATATATTCCTACAGATGTGCACTGGTCAGAAGTACCAGGTAGAGATGAGGTATGGAGAGAGCAAACAATTGCAAACACATCAGAAGCACAATTTAAGGTTGAGTTTGAATGTGAATTCTTAGGATCTGTTGATACATTAATTGCACCATCAAAACTGAAAAGTATGGTGTATGATAACCCCATTAAAAAGAATGCTGGGTTAGATGTATATGAGGCACCTATAGAGGGTCATGACTATGTAACTACTGTAGACGTTGCTAGAGGTGTTGGAAACGATTATTCTGCGTTTACAGTCATTGATATAACAAGTTTCCCACATAAGTTAGTTGCAAAGTATAGGAATAATGAAATTAAACCTATGCTATTTCCAAGCATAATATATGAAGTATCAAAAAATTATAATGATTCATATATTTTATGTGAAGTAAATGACGTAGGAGATCAAGTTGCTTCAATTATACAATATGATCTTGAGTATCAAAACTTACTGATGTGCTCCATGAGAGGTAGAGCAGGTCAAATTGTAGGTCAAGGATTTTCTGGTAAGAAGACACAACTTGGTGTAAAGATGTCCAAGACTGTCAAGAAAGTTGGAGCACTTAACCTCAAAACAATGATTGAGGAAGATAAGTTTTTATTCTGCGACTATGAAATAATTAGTGAGTTAACCACATTCATTCAGAAGAATAATTCATTTGAGGCAGAGGAAGGTTGTAACGATGACCTAGCAATGTGCCTTGTAATATATGCCTGGTTGGTTGCTCAGGACTACTTTAAGGAGTTGACCGACCAAGATGTTAGAAAGAGATTATATGAAGAGCAGAAGAATCAGATAGAGCAGGATATGGCACCATTTGGGTTTCTTTCTGATGGACTGGAAGATGAGAGTTTTGTGGATAATAATGGCGACAGGTGGTTTACTGATGAATATGGTGATAGATCATATATGTGGGATTATTTGTCATGACTGATGAATTTGACAGACAAATAAAACTAGGGCATCTTCTCCTAAATGATCGCAAATGTAGGACTTGTGGAATTACAAAAAATTTGGTTGATGGATTTTACAGGACTAGAAAAAATAGAGGTGCTGTAGCATCTTCTTATGCATATGAATGCAAGGAGTGTACAGTCAAAAGAGTAAAATCCAGACGCCAAGAAAAAAGAAATAAACCAGATATACCATACAACCCAGTTCCTAGAATTAAAGATGTATATCCAGATTGGTAGTGCTCACTCCATGTTTCCCCACTGAAACTATTGTTTTTAATAAATATTTTTTAGTTAAATAGAGATTACGGAGAAACAAAACATGGCGACTCCTCAATTATCTCCAGGGCTTCTAGTTAGATCAGTTTACTTAACAAAAGGAAGTGTAGATAATGTAATTGATATTACGGGAGCTATTGCGGGTCCCTTTGCAATTGGTCCAGTAAATGACCCAGTGCAAATTGATTCAGAGCAGCAGTTAATTGATGTCTTTGGAAAACCAAAGAATACTGATAATCAATATCAGTACTGGATGAGCGCAGCATCATATCTTTCATACGGCGGAAATCTTCAAGTAGTTAGAGTTTCGGGCACCAACTTGGTTAATGCCCATGCTACTGATGATGGTCTTACCGCTTCTGTGGTTATTGAAAATTATGATGACTACAGCGAAAATCATGCGGATGATACTTCTTTCATCTATGCAGCAAAGAATCCAGGCGAATGGGGAAATGGACTGAAGGTATGTCAGATTGACAACTTTGCAGACCAGACAGTAACAATCGTAGGCAACG